CTCAGCTTGCCGAACGCATCAGCTGAATCAATCGCACCTTTTACAAAGGCGCTAAAGCCAGCAACAGCGGCAGCAGCAAACAACGCCTTGAAGGCATTGCCAACACCACGCACAGCCATGCCAAGGTTTTTGGCCTTGCCCTCAACCCCCTGCATGGAGTTGCCAAGGCGCTTGATATTGTTTTCGCCCTTAGTTTTGGCGTCGATTAACAGACCAAACTTGGCAGCCATTTACTTGCTCTCCTTATTCAAGATCTTGACCGCCGCAGCCTCCATGACCTGTAAATCCTCAAGCACGGTCGGCTGGTCCTCGACTTCGTAAAGTCTAAACACCGCGAGAACAGCTGTATAGTCCAGCCCGCACACGCCTGCTGATGTTGTGCGCCATTGAGTCTGACAGCGCAAGAACATCTCAACAGCAGGCCAGTTGTCAGGCCACACCTCAAAATCCTCAGGCGCTTTTGGCACAGGCAACGCCAAG